GGCCCGGAGAGCCCCTAAGCGACCGACTCTTGCCCGGGACGCACCCACGTGGGCCGCGCACCCTGCCATCCCGCGAAACGGGTCGAAGCGGTTGGCACTGCCCCCGGGCGGCGCCCCCATCCCTGGGAGCCACCGCCCGGGCGTGCGTGAGTTACGTCAGCGGGCTTTATGAGCCCTCGTTCAGGCACGTGTTGCAGCGCCCAGCCCCCAGGGCAGGAGCGGTGCAGCTGGTGGCGCAAGCGTCGAGCTGAGCGCAATCCAGCAGTGCGGTTTGGTCCTCGTTGAAAATCAGCGCATCCATGCGGAACGTCCAAATGAGCCACGTCAGGTGGCGGGGGGCATCGCGCCACCGCTCGAAAGTGATGTTCTTTTCGATGCCCACCACGAAGTTGGCCGGATCGCTCGCCACAGCGAACGTCCCGGTGGCCGTGGACAACGACTCGCACCCGCAAGCACGCAGGTCGGTGGGAATGAGCGCAATAGGCACAATGGGCGACAGCATGTGCTCGCGCGGCGCCGGGCCCAGCAGCGAGCGATCGCCCAGCACGGTTTCGCGGCCCTGGTGCAGCTCGGCAAAGTCGTGCCACATGTCGGTGGGCATGAAAATGTTGATTTGCTCGGGGTTGCGCCGGTACTTGGTCGGTATGGCTCGCAGCAGGCAGTTCAGCTTGTGGAACGTGATAGTGCGGTCGCCAGCGTCGGCCCCGGAGAAGCCCCCGGCGTTAAGGATGTGGCCCTGCTGCAGCTGGCGGTACCACATGTCGCTGGAGTGCATCACGCTGCCGTTTAGCTTGGTGTCGTCGTTGTAGCTGTTGTTGGTGTTGCCCATCCAGGCCAGCAGCTCACCCTCTTTGGCCATCGTCTCACCGGTCATGCGTATGAGCTGCTGCTCTAGCTGGGGGCCGGTGATGCCGTCCTGCAGGTCGTCATCGCAGAGAAAGAACTTCACATCGAGGCTGATGGTCTTCAAACACTTGTTTGTGTTCGAAATGGTGACCGACTCCTCGGGCGTGGCGTTGCAGGTGGCCAGCCGCATGATGCCACCGTTCATCGACAGGAACCGAATGTCCTGCTCGTTGGTGGACATTCGCTCGATCGTGGCCAGGCGAAACATCTGCGATTCGTCTTGTACGTAGTCGATCAGCCGATCGGCTTCCTCGGGCTGGATAATGGCGGGCGCTACGCTGCGGAGCAGAAACTTGGCCTGCTCGTGCTTCGTAAGGCGTCGCCCTTCGGCAACCCGCGGGTGCGCCAGCAGCGCATGCCCTTGTGACAGCATCTTGTGGTCCTCCCCCTCTATTGCGTTTCGGGCCGGCAGTTAGTCGGGGCTCTCTCGCATTTCATTTCTAAAGCTGGGCCTGCTGGCGCCGCCGCCGCAGGTGCAGGCACACGTCTGGTGCCGCCTTGGTCAAAAAGGAACAGCCTTCGAGCTTCTTGATCGAGTGCGGCAGGCTGTCGGCCCACGCCGGAATGGTCAGCTCGCTGTCCACGGCCTTGCAGTGGGCATCGAGGTCCACCCCGAGCGCCGCGAGGTAGGCGCCGAGCTTCTTTTCCGAGAAGATGGGCCATGGGTTTTGGTTCTCGCTGGCGGTGTGCTGCTGCGCATAGCACTTGGCCAACCAGCCGATCGTATCCGTGTCGCGCGCCAGCAGCTGGTCAGCCCCGCTCAGGCGCGTGTCATTGCCAAAGCGCGGTGGGCCCTTGGGGCTGGGGACCGACCGCGTGGACTTGAAAAGCATGCTCATCGGCGGGTTGCTCCCTTTAGCGCCGTGCGAACCGCGGCAGGCCGCCGCCGTTCGACGCCGCGGCATCGCGCTCGGTGCGGCTCACCGGCACCCCGAGGATGGTCGAATGCACCACGTCGCCCGCTGCGCCGGGGGCGGCCTTGGTGGCGGCAAACCGGCTGACCATGCCAGACTTGATCAGCGGGGCCGTGGGCACGCTCACGCGCTTGGGCGTGGCTGCCACGGGCGCTGCCGCCGGGGTGGCACCCACGAGGTCGGGCATGTCCTCGTCCTCTTCCTCTTCGGCCGGGGCGGGCGCCCCGGCCCCGAGCGCTGCCAGCACCTGGGCCAGTGTGGCCTCGAACGCGGCCATGCGCTCCTCCAGCGTGGGGGCGGGGGCCACGGGGGCACCGGCTGCGGCGCCGTCCTTTTGGCTCTTGCCACTGCCCAGGTCGCCCCAGGCCGGGTTGCCAGCCGGTGCGGCGGCGGGGTCACCAGCGGGGGCGGGCGTGGGCTCAGACGTTGCCGTAGCCGCGCCGGCACCCGGCAGCTCCACGCCGATCGCCCCCGCCAGTAGCGTGATCAGTTGGTCCATCCGGCGGTCGGTGTCCTGCCGGCTCTTCGTCTGCTCAGCCATGAATGCCTCCACGCGGGCGTCGCGCGCCTGCAGGTATGCCGCCAGCTTTTGGCCGGGGCGTGGTTCATGCCGTCCGATGAACTTGTTGAACATGCGGCCCCAGTAATTGCGGCCCGTCAACTTCACGGCCGGCGCACCCGCGGGCGGCGGGTTCTTCAACGACTTGCTCACACCCAGCTTCAGCGCTGCCGCGTTGATCAGGCCCTCGACCGTGGTGCCTTCGGGCACCAGTAGCCTCGACTCGTCTTCCGGGTCGCCGTAGTCCAGGCGCACGGCCTCGCACACTTCGGCGGCCATGTGCTCGGGCAGGCCCATTTCTTCCTGCGCCTGGGTGATGCACGCGCCCAGCATTAGCTCGGTGGGCTTGCTGGGTATTTCGATCGTCTCGGGCTCATCGGGCAGGGCGTCTTCGGGCAGCAGGTCTTCGGGCATCGGGGGCGGTGGTGCCTCGGCCAGGGCGGCAGCGTCCTTGCCAGCCACCGGGGTCGGGCACTTTTGGCCTCGCGTAATCATCGACTTCTCCTCCTGCGGACCACCCGGTTTGGTGGCACAAATGGCGCGGGCCGAATCCTCGGGCGACCGATCGCCCTGGGGCTCGAACCCCGGCTTGCTCAGCACGGCTTGCACACACTCTTCGAAGGTGGCGTCCTTGATCTGCAGCGCCTCCTCCACGTCCCGCAGCATCTTGGCGTCGGCCAGCGTGGCGTCGTGCCCGGCCATGTCGGCCGCCATCACGGCGCGGGTGTCGCCGGGGGCATCGGGCTCGCCACCGGCCGACTCGCACAGGGTGGGTGTGGCGGTGGGCTCCTGCTCCAGGCAGGTGCGGTAGTTGACTAAGCCCGCTGGCTGCGGAATGGGCCCATCGCCCACGGCCTTGAAAAAGCGCCACTCGCGGCCCGTGGCAGGGCGATCAACGGCGGCCACTTCGCCCACGTCGGACTCCACGATTTCTCCGACGGTTTGCGCGGCGAGGTAGGCCGCCATTTCGTCAGCGCTGATCTTGCGTCGCCGTCGTGCCATGGGTTACGCCACCTCCTGTGGGCTGGGCACCAGGTGCAGCGGCACGACGCCCCATTGGCCCTCGATCGAGTAGCCGCGCAGCGTGCCCGCCTTGATTTGCTCCCACGCTTCGGGGTGCCAGCGCACGCCCATGACCCATGAGCCACGCGGAAAGTCAGGATCACCGGGCCGCGCGATGAACGATTCCACCACGTGCCCGGATGGAGCCCCGTCTTTCATGCGCAGCCCGGTAATGTGCATTAGGTTGGTGCCACCCTTGCGGGCGTTGAACTCGTGCGCCATCTTGCGCACCTCAGTTTCGGTGGCGTACTGGCCTTGTAGATCGACTTCCCAAGGGGCGTACACCACGTCGTAGGTGATGCGGTCGGTGGCTTCCTCGGGGCGGTGCACAAACTTGCACTGCACGTGCAGCTTCACGGTGGGGGGCTCGGCAAAGCGCTTGATGATGCTGCGCCGGATCAGCCCGCCGGGGGCGATGTCGGCCTTGGCGATGGCGAAAATGAGCGACCAGTTGTTGCGCACCCACTGCGCGGCACCCACCCCACCGGGCATGCTGTCGAGCACGCGCTTGGGGATGTGCACGTCGATGATGTTCTTGTGGTTGCCCGGGCGGCCCAGCCCCACGCGCACAAAAGCGCCGCCCGAGTCGGGGATCTCGCGCTCCTGGATGTCGTCGTACCACTTGTCGGCATCGCGCCACCGGCTGATGCCCACGATGATGGTGCCCCCGGCTGAGGAGGTGACGACGCTCGGTGGGATGCCCTTGGTTTGCACGGTGCGCTGGGCCGCCGGGGCGCGCAGGTCGATGCGCTTGGCCGGGGCGGCCGGCGCCGGGGCCTGGGGCTCGGCCGGCTGCAGGTCGTACGCTTGGGCCACGCCGCGCCAGGCAATCCCCTGGGCGTAGCGCTCGCTGTCGGGGTTGCCCGCCTTGCCAAAGATCGACAGGGTGCTCGTGTACATGCGGTCGTACACCTCGCGCCCGTACGCTGGCAGCCCGTCCAGGCTGCGCAGGGCCAGGGCAGTGGCGGCGGCAGTGCGCTCGTCCACGGGGGTGACCTCCTTGGTGGCCGGGGCGGCTTTGCCGGCGGCGGCCTCGGCGGCCAGGCGCTCGTTCACGCGCCCGAGCCGGTGGGCAATGCTTTCAAGCTGCCTGGGGTCGGCACGGCGTGCGGCGCCGCTCAGGTTCGCCAGCTCACGCACGGCGGGGTGGCTGCTGCCCAGGGTTTCGCGCGCGCGGGCGGCCGCCTGATCCACCAGGCCCCCCAGGCGGCGGCGCCCGGCTTCGGCCTCGGCCGGGGCCTTGGCACTGGCTACGGCCAACGCCACGGTCCGGGCCTCAAGGGCGGTGTTCGCAGCGCCGCCCGCGCCGTCGGTGGCAAAGCGACCCGTCTCGTCGCGCACGTACTCGCGCTTCAGCCCCTTGGGCACGGGCACGTTGGGCACGGGCACATCGGGTGGGGGCGGCATGGCGGGGGCCGCTTCTTCTTCCATGGCGGGCTCGCCAAGGGGCGGCCCCGTGTTGACGATGGTTCCGTCGGGCAGTGCCAGCTCGTGGTAGTGCTCGTCGGCCACTTGTCTCCTCGCCTCTTAAACGAAAGCCCTGCCCGCCATCGCTGGCGAACAGGGCTGCGTGAGCCGCGCTCAGGAGGTACATCCCCGGGACGGGGGCGATGCCATCCGTTTACGTGCCGCGCATGGGCCGTGTCAAGGGGTTTTTTCGTTGCCGTTGGTGGCGCCTGGGCCACCGGGCTGCTGGAGTATCCAGGCGCGGCGCTCGCGGCAGCGGCGGCAGTGGGCCACCACGGTGCCAGGGGGGTGCTGGGCAGCGCCGGTTTCGGGGTCTACGTCGGGGGGCAGGATGACCACGGTGGTGCCGGCGGGCACCTCTATCAGCAGGGCCCCGCACTTGAAGCACTCGACGCGGGCCAGGCCGGGCTCGCGGGTGGCGGGGGCAGCGGGCCAGCCCTCGCGCTCCAGCCGTTCGCGGCGACGGGCCAGGCGCTGTTCCAGTCGCTTGCGGCTGAGCACACGCTTTACTCGTCCTCTGACTGCGCTGGGCCAGGGCCAAAGTGCCGCGCAAACCACTCGCCGAACGGGTGGCTCGCCACCACTTGCGTGGGGTCACGAATCTCCACCACCTCGGCGTAGCGCTTTTCGTCCTCGGGAAGCTGAAAGTCCAGGTCATCCACTTCACTCGGTGGCGGCGGGCGAATACCCGGTGGCAGGTCGGGGTCGCGCCGCTGGTCGCGCGCAAACTCGGCTGGGTCGTTGGCACCATCCCACACGTCGGCATCGCTCAGGGCCTGCTCGGCGCTCAGCACCGGGATCTCGGTGCAGCGGCAGTTGCTACAGACAATGCCTTGTGCGACAATCCACCCCAGCGGGGATTGGAGGTCGTAGACGTGACCAGAAAACTCGAACTGCCGCACCTCGGCGACTGGATCGAAGAATACCTGGCCGGCACCTCGCTCAAAAAGATTAGCCAGCAGCACGGCGTTTCCCGCCCCGTTCTTATTCGCCGGTTCAAAGCGTGTGGCGTCGAGATTCGCGGCCGGTCCGACGCGGAGGTACTGAAGTGGGCCGCCATGAAGCTGGACCGTGGTGCTGTCGAGCGCCAATGCAGCGGGGCCTGGGTTGGGCGCCGGGGCAGGGTCGATCCCATGGAGCGTCGCACCGCTCGTGCTGTAACCCGGTGCATGCGCCTGCTCAATGTTGGTAAGCATGAGGTCCAGGTGGCCACTGCCCTGCAATTGCTCGGCGAAAACGTGGCGAACCAACACGCCATCGGTGCTTACAACGTCGATCTGGCCCTGTGCGAACCGCGCGTCGCCGTGGAGGTCATCAACCAAAACTTCTCGCGCGCGCAAATCTCCTGCAAACCGCAGCGCGTTGAATACATCCTCGATGCTGGCTGGCTGGTCGTGTTCGTAGTCCACGACGCCAAAACGCGCGACCTGCCGTTCGCTTACGGTCGAGTAGCAGGCCAGATTGTCGCCCTGGCGCAACTCGCACGCAGGGATAAAGCCGCGCTCGGTCAATACGGGGTGCTGCGGAGTGACGGTCAGCCGGCGCCCCGTCCGCGCGGTGGTTACCTCAAGCATCGGCCCTACATATTCGACTCGTAGGCCAGCCTCGACACGGCCCGACACCTGCACAAACCCCGGGAAGCAGTTGCACACTTGCTTGGCACTGCCGGCGGGGTCCAGCGGGTGCATCAGCTGCTCGCCCCCCACGTCGAATGGCTCGTCAATCTCGCGGATCTGCCCGTGCGCCTCGAAGTGGTCCTCGCGTTCCCTCCCGTCTAAAGTTGTTAGCCAGCGCTTGAACGGCACGCCAGTGACGTAGTAGGTCAGCCACTGGCCCTCCTCCACCACGGCGCCGGTTTCGGTGCGGGCGATCAACTCGGCCCGGCTTTGGCTCAGCCAGTCGAACTCCTCGGTCAGCGACTTGGCGACCTCGAACGGCCCCCGGCCCTGGAAGTAAAACTCCTCGGCGATGACCGTCTTCAGCCGCTCAAACACGTCGGCCGCCACGTTGCCGCTGAGCTGGTTGGCCCGTTCGAGCAAGGCATCGGCCACTGCGGGGCTGCGCAGGTTGAACGAGCCACGCACGCCCAGAGCACGGCGCGCCGCGGTGCCCCCGACCTCGAACAGCTCGGGGTAGGCTTCGGCCAGGGTGCCCTCCAGCTCCAGCCGAAACGCGTCCTCCAGGTCGTCGGTCAGGTTGGCCACCAGGCGAAAGTCGTCGAAGTCGAACACTTCCTCCAGCTCACGGCTGCGCGTCGGGCCCAGCGGGCCACCTCCACGGCCCACGGCCTGCTTGGTGGCCAGCCGGTGGGTGGCGTCGGTGTGCAGCCGGCTGAGCACCCCACCGCGGGCCAGCTCGCGCACCACGCGTCGGCCGATCGTGTCGAAGTCGGCGGTCAGCTGGGCGCGCAGCTTCTTAGCGCGGGGGGCCAGGTTCATGGGGCGGCGCAGCACGGGGCCGCGCTTCCAGTCGAGGGCGGGGGCGGTCAATTGCTGCCCGGCTCCTCGCGGGCGGTGTTGGCCGTGGCCAGGTACTCGACCTCCACGGGGTTGCCATCGGCGTCGCGCACGATGCGCACCAGGCCGCGGGCCTCCCAGTCCTGCCGCACTCGGCGGTAGCCCTCGCGCCGCAGGGGGCCCGGGTGCACGCGCTGGTGCGGGTGCACCTGCACCACCTCATCCCCGGGACTAAACCCGGTGCCCCGGTCAATCTTGCAGTCGATCACGGCGCTGACCTTGGCCCGGCGGTTGCGCGGGTAAAACGGCGGCTCGGCCATGAGCATCCAGCCGCAGCCGCGGTACTCGCCCACAAAGGGGGCCTCATCGGCCATGCACATCACGATCTTGTACTCGCGGGGGCACGCACTGGCGTAGCCACACCGCGGGCATACCACGTCCATCAGCTGGCGGCGGCGCTCCTCGGCGGCCACCTGCTCGCGCACCCCACGGGGGGCCCACAACTGGGCCGCTGGGCTGTAGTCGAGCCGGCGCCGCAGCCGGGGGTCAGGCCGCAGGTCCACCGTTGGCTCCTACCGGTGGGGCCAGGCGGCGCCGATCGCTGCGCATGCGCTCGCTGATGGTGCCCACCCCGGCGCGCAGCTGCCCCAGCTGGTCGGCCGTGGTGCTGCGCTCGCGCGTGGCAGCGGCCCGGCCGGCGGCCTCGGTCAGGCTGCCCAACAGGCGCCGGGCCCCGGGGCTGCCAGCGGTGGCAGCCACGCCCACGCCCTGCTCGCTGCCATCGTCACCACCGGCCATGAGCACGGCGGCCTTGAGGTCCACCAGCTTGGTGGGCATGCTGGCCCACGGGTCGGGGTCGGGCGGGAAATCCTGGTTCTTGACGATGCGGCTGGCCGCTGCCCGTATGTCGTTGATGCTCAGGGCGCCGGTGCTGGCCAGCACGCTCACGATCTGCGCGTCGCGCAGCTCGTCCACGGTGTCGTACTCGTTGTACTGGAACCGCACCATGGGCAGCAGGCGCAGGTCGAGGATGATGTTCCAAAAGGCTTCGAGCATTTCCTGCCGCGGCTCGATCTGGCTGCGCTTGTACGTCTCGTCCTGGGTTTCGCCGCTGCCCGTGCCCAGACTCGCCGTCTCGATGATGCCCAGCTTGCTGGGCAGCATGCGATAGACGTGGATGATGTTGTCGCGGTTGGTTTGCTGGTAGTCCGCCCACTCCTGGTCCTTGGGCTCACCGCCCAGCTTTTCGAAGACGATTTCCACCTGCTCGATCGGCACCTTCAGCGTCATGGTGCGCTGGTCGTCGCCCTCGATCATGTACCGCATGTGGTCCTCGATGGTGTGCTGGATGCCATCGAGGATGCTCTTGCTGTCGGGGTTGGCAAAGGCCGCCGTGGGGGCCTTGATGAACACCACGTAATCGGGCACCCCGCGGTTGATGAAGAACCGGATGTTGCGGTTCGAGGCCAGGATGTTGCCCACCAGGCTGTTGAGCGCGGCCACGATGGGCGGGATGCCGTAGTAGCGCTCGGCCGGGTGGTAGTGCTTGAAGTCCACCAGCTCGCGCTTCAGGTCGCCAAAGCGCTGGCCCTTTTGCAGCTGCGCCCCGTGGGGCAGCCCGGCTGCCACGGCGATGGCCTCCTCCCGGCTGATGTAGGCCCACGGCGTGTCGGTGTCGATGCGCCCCTGGGCCAGGGCCGAGGGATCGAGCGGGGCGACCTCGGCCCCGAAACGGCGGAAGAAGGCCGCGGGGCGCCCCAGCTCGTCCAACTGGGCAAACGTGGTGCCGTCGAAGCCCCGGCGCACCAGCCGTGCCAGCACGTGTATGAGCTGCGTGGGCAGGTCCGCGTCGTCGCGCACGATCTCGATGTGCGCCTGCCCCGTGCTGTCGTAGTCCTTGATCAGCAGCTGGCTGAACGTGCTCACGGGGATGTGCTGGTCGTCAAAGTCACGGGTCATGCTGTCGAGCAGGCGCTCGGCCTCGGCGCGCTGGGCGTCGGCGGCGGTGTCCTCCAGGGCGGTGGGGGCAATGTCGGTGCCCTCGGGGGCGCCCTCCTCGGTGTCCACCAGGCGCCACCCACTGGCCGCATCGAGGGCGAACTGATCGACCACGGCGAAGTAGGTGTGCGACTCGAACAGCAGCCCAGCCAGGGTGTCGAGGTCAAACGGGGGCTCGGCGTACAGCCCCATGATGGCGGCGACTTCGCCGGGCGGCTCGGGCCGGCTCACGCGGCCGGGTGCGGGGTCGCCATCGGCCTTGGCCTGCTGCTGGCCGCGGTGGCGGTCGCGTACGGTGCCGGGGGTGCGCAGCCCGAGCAGGGGATAGTTGGTGGGCAACTCGTGGTAGCGCTCGGCGGTGGTGCTCTCGCGGATGACCACGCTGTGGGCCTCGGGCGGCTGCAGGGCGGGCGGGGCGGGCAGGGGCGGGGCGCCGCGGGTGATCATGGTTTCATTTCCCCCAGGCGGCGGCACCGGCCTGGCGGGGGCCCGGCATCGACGCAAAACGCTTCGACCATGGCCCGTTGGCGCCACTCGGCGGCCACGTCCAGCACGTCACGCCGCAGGCGCGCGTCGCTCACCCGGGGCACGGCCGGCCTGCTCGGGCGCCCGTAGCCGTAAACGGCACGGTAGGCACGCATCAGCGCTGCCAGGCGCTTGTACGGGTTGGCCTCGGGCTCGTCACTCATTCGTGGCTGTCCCAACAGGGCGGGGCCCCCGGGCCAACGTGAACCAAAATCGTCACCAGGTCCAGCGGATTGGTGGGCGTGCCCAGGTGGTCGCGATCCAAGACGCGCACGTGCACGGCCGCGGTGCCACCCCAAATAGGGGTGAAGCCGTCGGGCACTTGGTCGAAGCCGGGCCGCGCGGTGGCCACCATCACCTCAAAGGCGCGGCCCAGGCGCATCAGGCCAGCACCCGCCGCACCAGCGGGCCCCGCCCCGGTGGCAGGGGTTGTGGCCCCCCTCACCGTGGGGCCACGGGGTCGGGCCGGCGCTCGCCCGGGGTGGGTGTCGTGCCGGCATAGGTGTAGGGCTCGGGCCCGGGGGCCATGGGCACCTTTGCCAGCCCCTGCTGCTCGTTCATGCGGGCCAGGGCAGCGGTGATCGCGGCGAGCTGCGATTCGAGCGTGGCCATCTTGGCGTCGGCCGGCGCCATCGCCCCGGTGCCGTAGTTGCTGGTTTGGGGCAGCAGCTCGGTGCGCTGCGTGGGCGCAGCCCCGGTGGGCAGGCGGGCCTCGGCTGCATCGGCGTAGGCCAGCATCTCGCGCCCCAGGCTGCGGATGGTGCGCACCTCGTCGGGGCCCGAGTCGGCCGCCGCAGGCATGAGCACCACGGCGGGGGGGGTGTCGGAAAAGCGCAGCACCAGGCCCAGGGCCCGCAGCGCGGCGTGCTGCCGATGGTACTCCATGGCCTGGTCCTCAAGCGACAACTGATCGGGATTCATGGCTCTCCTTTCGTTTGCGCGTGTCGCGCAGGCGCAGGTCGTATGCTACGGACTTCTTGCTGGTCACTACCCGGCACAGCCCGGGGTACATGCGGGCCATTTCCAGGCACCGGTCCCGGATGGCTTCCGGGGTGCGCGTTTCCTGTAGTCCACCAGGCTCCTTCCAGTAGGCCGTTTTGGCGGTGATCCAGTTGACTCGCACCAAGGCACCATCCGCAAGGTAGCACTGGATGCTGCGCTCGAAGTCGTCCTTTGGGTCGCCCGCCTCTAGACCCGTGAGTTGGCGTGCCGGGTCGGTGCCCCAGTTAATGCAGCCGTAGAAGCACCCAACGATGTAGCACAAGCCGAATGTGATCGTTGGTGACATATAGAAGGGATTGGCAGCGGCGTACCCACCCCATAGCTTCGCCCTTGTGCGGTGACAGGCCAGGAAGGCCGAAGCCACCAGGTCCTGCCAGGTCGTGGCGTCGATGCTTTCCAGCTTTCCGGCCCGCACGATGCGAATGTCCTCCACGTCATCATCGAACGACATGAGCTGCACGCCGGGCGGGTACGCTGCATGCAGAGCATTCCGGTTGCGGGCACAGCCCAGCGCCCCCGCACGCACCTCGACTTCGCCGTAGCCAGCGGCGTCCAGTGACGAGCGGTAGCCAGCGACCTCATCGGGTGCCGTGAAGACACTAATGGTTGAGCGGGCTGCGCCCAGCCGGTCGAGCAAGGGAAGCGTTTTCCGGGTGACCGTTTCGGCGCGCTTGTGGCTCGGAATGGCCACGGGCGGATGCAATGCTACTCGCCCCGGCCAAAGTCGGCCTGCTTGGCCACGGCAGCACCACGCTGCCGCTCCTCAGCCGGCGTACCGCACTCGGCCATCTTCGTGCGGTAGTAGAGCACCAGCGTCATGCGCTCGAAGCGCTTGTGGAGGCCATCGTATGGGCTGGTACCGTGCCACTCGTGCGGGTCGAAGAACAGGGCGTCACCCGTGTTGAGTTCGATGGCCAGGCGGTACTTGGGTAGCACCAGGTGGCCACCGGTGAACTGCCCGGATCGGATCATCACCAGGTTCGAGAACCCCGGCTTGTAGTCACCGTCGTCCTGATGGGTGCCGCACTGAAAGTTACGAT